GGACACATCCTTCACACTGCGGCACTCAACCGAACAGGTGCCCGGAATTTCGCGCTTACGAACAATCAATACTTCACCAAGCATCGGACGGGCGACACTCGGTTCCTGAGCGTCCTACAAGGCCGCAACTGGAACGAGGCAATCACATGGCTTGATACCGTGAGGGTGCTGCCATTTGAGGGCTGGGCAGTCGGCGGCGACATGCGGCTCAACTTCCTCTGGCTGGTCGAACTGCTGACCCGGCTCCGTGCGTATGGCCTTACCGGCGAGCGGAATCGGCTTCACGTGCTGGGCACTAGTTCGCTGACGCAGGGTGTCATGTTGTCGGCCATTCAGAAGTCCTTTGCCGAACTTCCCGGCGAGCAGGATTTCCAGATTACCTTCGACACATCCAACCCGTCTCAGGTCATGGCTTTCGGTCAGATGTATGGTCGCCCGCGCATCACACCTGATAGCGGCGGCAAGGAAGGAGCGTTCGTCCACACGACTTACAAAACGCCGACAAGCGCGGATCACTCCCAAAACGATCAGCGCAGCTTGCCGATCAAGAGCAGCCGCATCAGTGAGCGCCTGACAATAGGCGATCTTTGCGCCCATCCGTCGGCTGGCCGAAACAGTGCGTGGGACGCTCTGGCGGAGGCAATTGTGGTGAACCACAACCTAGACGCGATGCTGTCAGCTTTCGATGAAGCCAATTCGATCTTGGAGATGCCTTCGCACTACGCGGCCCAGCTTGCGCCATCTCGCATCGTCACAGCCTACAACGTGTTGCGGACGGCATTTCGGCACAACAATCCGCTTGGACATGTGAAGCGCCACGCGAAGTTATTTGCGTCACTCTAGGCGGCCAAGTTGCTTTCAAGGCAGTCGGTGTGTCGCGATCAAGAAACGCGCTTCTTTAATGACGCGGTTTAGGGGCAGAGCGCATAAATAGGGATGTGAGCACAGGGTCCAAAAGCTGTCGCTCATGACAGCGGACCTAGTTCACACCTCCTATCGCGAATGAACTCGACCCGCTTGTGCATTGGACCCGCACAAGCGGGTTTATTCGTATCAGGAGTTTACACGATGACATACGATCCGAGACAGTCGGAACACTACCCTCACGCCTTGGCGATCAAGGTCGATCACCATCGCCACAACGAGAACGAAATCCAGGCTTGGCTGCACCAACTGAGCCCCGGCGAGTGGGACATGACATTTGACAATGAAACGTCAGAGATGTTCATCTTCCTGCCAAATGAGAGCTTGTCCGTTCTGGCTAAGCTGACTTGGGGAGGCGCAGCATGAGTGAGAAGCGCGAGCAGTCACCCCGTTGGCTTCCCCTACTCCGCAGCGTCCTGGAAAGCTGCGAGGCTGACATCGAGAACAACGCCTACACAAACGACGAGACCTTCAAGCGCGCACTATCCTGGCTGGACGTGATGATGGCGGGGAAGCCGTTGTCTCCGCGACAGGCAACCAACTTCATTGACAGCGTTCGAAAGCGCGTGAGGGGGAAGGCCAACTTCTCCTGGAATGGCCCGATTGCCCTCACTCAGAAGCAGATGGAGGACGAACGGAAGTTCAAGCGCATGGAGCGGTTCACTAGGGTCACGCGCAAGCGCAGCACCATCAGCCAGTGCCTCATGGAGGTGGTCACGGCCAAACTGGACACATTCGACTGGTCGGACAGCGACAAACTGGCAGCATTCCAGGCACACATTGCCGCTTTTGATCCAGACGCGGCTCAGGCTGAAGAAGTCGAAGAAGTCATGGAAATCGAGCCCGAGAAGCCGCTGATACCAAATCCTATTCTGGATGACATCATGGCGCGCTTCCCCCACCAGAAGCGTTTCCCATCTAACATGCACTCCGAGGAGCACATGGCGGAAGTCCATGCGGCATATTCAATCAGTGGCAGAAACCACTGATTGAATTGGCACGCTCACTTAGTGGGCATTTAGTGGTCAATCAGTGGGCGTTTAGTGGGCACTCAGTGGGCATTCAGTGGAAAAATGACCCTAGAACCCGCAGTCTTGAGCGAGTTTTGACGCTCTATAGTATAGAATAGAGTAAGATAGAATACGGCGAGCGACGCAACGCTTGATGCTCTGCGCGTCGCTCGCCCCAGGTCCGTTCGGTCCTCCAGCCAGAACTAGCCTATTCGCCTTGCCTGGCTTCGTCTCCAACTCAGCCAGGACAAGGAAAGAGAAGTTGGGAGGGGAAGGGAGCGCGGGCTGATGCTCACTTGATCTTTGAAGAAAGGGCCAGGCTCACAGAGGGGTCGATACCTGGCATAGCCCCAACCTGCTGCGTTGATAGTTTACTTAATTCCGCAATCGTTGGATGGTAGTTTTTGACTGCATCACCTATCAAAGGGCCTAGCTTTTGAGCAATCTGTCCTATAGCCATCAAGTTCGCCCAATTCGGAACCGTTTCTGAATTAGGTAAAGCATGATAGATACCACCCGACACCTTACCGGAAGGCGTCTTTACGGTGGGTAGCTCTAAGTCATCGCTGTTCAGAGGTTCGCTTGCGAGCGCGAATGTATGATCGTTAACGATTATCTTTCGGAGACTGATACGTTTCTCCTTCAGGTATGGCTTCAGTAGATTTACCCAAACCTCATCGCAGCGCATGCCGATATAAATTGCGCTTATCTTGAAAGGCGACGGGTTCAAGCCCGCCTGCTCCGCGATGTCACGCCACTCACGCTCATACTCCCAATCATCCGCCTTCGCGAAAAAGTATCCGTCGTAGGCGCGCTTACGCGCTGCCGCATCACCGTTCACCTTCCATTGATAAAGATCGTTGGCTCGTAGAGCACGAGGCGCGCGATAATCGACTTTACCTAACCCCGACGTGTTTGCAGCGGCTGCGTCGTATTCGATACAGATACCGCGATGCTGGTCGGCGTAATGGCTCCATAGAAGAGGTTCATCCCATTTTTCACTTAGAGAAAGAACGCCCTGCTTTCCAAAATCAAGGTCGAGCAAGTTGCGTATTTTGGCTAGAACCTCTTGCTGGACTATTTTTTCGTCTTGATCATTTTCAGGAGATTCTATGCCTTCTAGCCATTTCTCTATTGCATCCTCGCTCACCACTTCGCGCATCATCACGCTAGCTAATTCAGCGAGCTGCGTATTATTTAGGTCTATTTGAATTGTTGGATTGCAGTCCAAAGGATCGTTGAAGTTCCGTGGCGAAGTGTGATGCACCTCAGACTGACAGATCGCGCGAAGGCTGTAGACCCCAAGAGGGCTATACTTGTAGAGTTTTTGGGGCGGTTTCAACTGTGTAGTCCTCGCAATTTACAATCTGTTTAACGCACGACGATGCGTCCCGTAAATCGGACACACGCATATCATGTGGATTTGACGCCCGTCTAAGTCCGCATCGCGTGCGCGCACGATGCGAAGTGCCGTGGACCAACGTCACCCTGGTAGTGGCAATCGAGGCCGTCGGCATGCAACAGTGACGGTTCCATCCCTCGGCGCAACCCAGGGCTCACACGATCTTGAGTTCAGACCGTGTCAGGGCTGCCGTTTAGGTGTTCAGCATCCGATCAACGGCCACAGGATCGCGTTCAATCAACCGTAGCAATACCTGCCCCACTTTATCGACAGGCTTTCCGCCCTCCCAATTCTGCAACGTGCGGACGTTCAGATGGTAACGCCGTGCAAACGCCGCCTGACTTAGCTGCGTCTTCGCGCGAACGTCTTTCACATAAGCCGCCTGACGAGATTTGATGTCGGTGACGGCTTCTTGGAGGCCGTCGACCAGCCCTGCGAAATCCTCATCGTCCATCTTTCAACTCCTTCACAATCTGCGCCAGCACCGCCACCTGAGCGTCGGTCAGGTTTTCATTTCGGGACTTCGCGATCACCGTCAGCAGGTAGAGCGGGTAATCCGACGACCAGTAGAACGTGGACAGTCGCAGCCCGCCGCTCTTCCCTTTGTTGCCGACTGCAAAGCGCACCTTGCGGACGCCGCCGCTACCCTTGATGATGTCGCCGGCTTCGGGGTTTTCCGAAAGGAACAGCTTGATTGCTGCTCTATCCTCCGGGGAAATGCCCAGCTTGTCGGCCTGCTTCAAGTAAGCCTGCGTTTCTGCAATGGTGTTCTTGTCCGTCATTCCTATATATACGCTGAGAGCGTATAGCGCGCAACCGGAGATTTGGCAGGCCTTATGTGTAATCGAGCACGAATGAGAGGCGAGCCCGAGACGCTGTGGGGCTCCGCTGCCAAATTGTTCAGCGAGCGACCACGCCACAATCGGTTCGATCCCGTCGAGTTGCGGCCTAAGAGCCGCAGCTATGTGATCCGGGAACAGGACGACAACCGCGCTTGGGACGTGATGACGTGGGACGTGCTTGGCGGTCAGGCTAAATGGCCGATGACGAACGTGCGGCAGCTGAGCCGACCTCAGTGGCGCAGACTGGCCGAAAAGCCTGAAAACCGCTGCATCGTGCCCTTGACCGAGTTCTGCGAGTTCACCCCCGACAAGCACGATCTGAATGATGGGAAGCCGCCGCTGAAAGGCGAGATGTGGTTCAGTGTCACGGACCAGCCAGTGTTCCCGGTCGCCGGGTTCTGGCAGCGGACGGCGGAAGGCAACGGCTTCACGATGGTGACGTGCGAACCGAACGAATTGGTGAAGCCGATCCACCCGAGGGCGATGATTACGATCCTAGAGCCAGAGGACGTGGATACCTGGCTGCGCGGCACCTACCATGACGTGGTTGCGCTGCAACAGCCCTATGATGCCTCTAAGATGACAGTGCATGGGCCGGTGTTTCCGACGCGAACGGGCGGAACGTAGAGCTTAGTGGTCGAGCGGGTTGAACTGCCTCTTCTGCCACTTCGCGTAAGCCCATTCGCCGATGCGGATCAGCGTCCAGACAAGTGATGCGACGGCGGCGACTGTGGGCAGCACCTGCGCCATGGTGCCGAAGGCCACTCCCGCGCTCACGATGTCGATGACGTTCTTCAGGTCGTTGGTTTCACTCACCATCGGGCGATCCCTCCTTCTTCGTTTTTGCGAAGACGCCGATCACACCAGCCGCAATCGCCATATAGCTGTAGGGCTTCTCCAAAGCGGCAGCGCCCATGATCGCTGTTGTGATACCGGCCCACGTAGAGCCTTCGCTGGCTCGGGCGCTCACGTATCCCGCGCATCGCTTTGCGCGCTCTACGAGCCCTTGCAGGGCAGATTTGATAGCCGCCCGGGTCATGCCTTGAACCCAATCTCGAGGTATTCGACTTCCAGCCTGCGACCGTCGCTGGTGTTGCCCATCGATGCGTTACAGTTCATCAGCATGTTGTTGGACGCGCGAAGCTTGTATGCGGACGCCACAGTCGGCCCGGTTTGAACGCCATCGATATAAAACCTCGCCTCGCCGCCAGCACCGGCAGCATCGTTGGTCCAAATGATCTCGTAGAGGTGGTTCTCGCCCAACTTGAAGTCTGCGATACAGTTCAGGTCCTCACCAACTTCCGGCTGTCCCTCAGCGCCGCGATGGTATCCAAGCACAAGACGGTCAGCCATCCACGGGACGCTGAACTTGAAGTCGCAGTTTGCCCAATGTGTGAAGTCGAAGACGCGCCCAGCTTCTGCCGAAAGGACGCCCTTGAAAGCCATGCGAAGCACGGACGGAATCTGTGTTGTCAGATAGCTGGCGGTTTCCGGTAGATTGAACGCGACTGTGCCGAAATCGATGAAGCTGTCTCGGTCGAGAATGAGCGTCGTGCCGTTCGCAGTCGGCGCGAGATCACCCGCGATAGCGCCTGCGTTCCATCCAGACACGCTGGCAGGGATCGGCGAAACCACGCCATTTGGCGTCCAGCGAACAGTCGTCATGCCGCTGGGATCAACCGGCACTTCTGGTTCTTCCGGTTCTGGATCGGTGCCGCCGCCACCGTTGTTGGCTTCCTCAATCATCTCAGCGACGATCTGACGAATAAGGTCATAGTCCACGATCGCATCCGCGCCCGCAGGACCAGCAGGGCCTACGCCGCCAGTTTCGCCTTTCGGACCTTGAGGGCCAGCCACAGTCGAAGCTGCGCCAGCAGGGCCAATATCGCCCTTGTCGCCCTTTGGTCCCTGAGGGCCAGTGTCGCCACGGGCATAGCCGCTGTCCTGAGTGCGTCCGTCCGTGAACGTGGTGATAAGGTGGCCGTTGGCATCGATGCTCAGGCTATCGACGCTCGTTCCGTCTTCACCAGCTGGGCCAGTGCCGCCACCAACTCCATCAAGAATTGCTTCAAGCTCAGTGCCGTCGGTCAGCTCGATGGTAAGGACATTCGCATCGGCGCGGAAGTCGTAGACGCCGTTAGCGGCTGCGCCTGGCGAGCCAGCGGGACCAGCAGGCCCCTGAGGTCCAGTATCGCCGCGATCACCCTTCGGACCCTGAGGACCAGTCAGGCCTGGGGCTCCGGACGCCCCTGCGTCTCCGCGATCACCCTTGTCGCCCTTAGGGCCGGTGGCACCGATTGGGCCGGTAAGGCCCTGTGCCCCGCGAGGCCCCTCCGCTCCTTGCGGACCTGCTGGACCAACATCGCCTTTCTGCCCTTGAGGACCGGCTGCGCCGGTAGCACCGGCAGGGCCGCTTTCGCCTTTGTCCCCCTTGTCACCCTTTGGGCCGGGGATTGGCACAATGCCGCTTGTTAGTTCGACTACTTCAATGTCTGGCATTAGCCCACCCTCACGGCTGTTACCGTGCCCTCGCGGATTGTCTCCGTCTTGTTGTTAATAACTACGAATGCTTCGTAGTGGTAATCAGCGTCCCTACGAACAAAGGACACCTGCTCATTGAGGATCACGACGGTGAGCACCTTGTCACTGTCATTCCACGTCAAGCCATTACCTAGCGTGAGCGTTAGATATTGCTTGCGGCCTGTCTCAATGTCGTTGATATGGAAACCGGCGTCTGTGACAGTCCCGGTGATAACTGCGCCATCTAGGTGCAGTTGATAAGCCGCGACGAATGCCGTTGCTTCATTGGGAGCAAGGACCGTGTAGCGGACTTCGATTGATTTGTTTTCAGCCACGCGGGCGCGCCCTCCAAATACCTTGTCCGGTATTTATTGAGCGGGCCTTGTCTCACATGCTTACGGCTTATACGGCCTGTTGTTTGTGGTCTGATGATACTTGAACCAGCTGTCACCGGCTGTCGCGTATCCTTTGGCAGTCTCGCTTGTTAGCTTCTGCTGGAACAGCTGCTCAGATTTGATGACAGCTTCCTCAAGGCCATCGCCACTCATGCCCATGTCTACCAGAAGTGCTGCACCAGCCAGCAGGGCGTCCATTGCCTGTCCATCGCGACTGTAAGGGCGGGTGGTGCCGTTTTCGGTGATCGTGAACGTGTCCCAGCTGGGAGCGCGACCATATTTGTCCGCCGCAGCCTTGATGCTCTGTGGCAGCTTCGAAACGTCACCACCCGCAGCAACCACGTCTGCGTTCTTCCAGTAAAGCACCTGATAGTCGGATCCAGCCATGTTCATGTCGATTGCATCGTTGATGCGTCCGATGATGTGCTTCTTGTGCATGATCTTGAGCCAGTTGATAACCGCTGCCACCTTTTCAGACTTGGCAGACATCGCATTCAGGAAGCCCAGCTTATGGGCCGCATGGATTGCAGACAGCCAGTAACCTGCCTGAAACTCCGATAGTTCAAGGCCCGTGCCGTCAGTGTAGTAGCAGGGGCCGAATTTAGCTGCGCCAGCGAGAGTAGCGAGGTTGCCGTTTACCGACCCATCGCTGTTCATCACGTTGGTAGGTGGACGCAAGAAGCCGGGGTCGCTGTTTAGCCACTGATCGTAGAACAGTTCCAAATCCCAGATGAACCAATCCTCCGCTTCGGCGCGGCTGTATAGGCGCGTGGAATTGGAGGAAGCCGTCTTCCAGAGCAGCGCAGCATGTAGGAACTTCCATGCCTGCTCACGTGCTGAAAAGCCGGTCGGTCCCCAGCCAGACTGTAGGATGCTGTTGTCATACATGCGGACCTGATCGGTGAAGTTCACGCCGATCATCGCAAACTCGGGGGTCTGGAAGAGCAACGAGCCCCAATGCGGGAATTGGTGGGCGTGGAGAGCGTCGATTTCAAAGCCGCCGAAGTAAGGTCGGTCAGCTGTCTTGCCGTTGCCCGGAACGCCGCAACGCAATGGGTTCTGGCCGGTGGTCCATTCGCTCAGGCGCCCCAGCTGTGCATACCAGGCCTGATCGGCTGGGGTCGTTGCCTCGCCGGGGCCGTAGTAGTGGTTACGCATGGTGATGTTGCGGCGGGCATTACCCCTGTAGAGCGGCGTGATCTTGCCATTCACCACGGAATTGAACGGGTCGCTGGCATAGCCGGTGAGATAACTGACGCAGAGGTCCAGCATGGGCCTTTCATCGTGAGCGCGAACGGAAGTCACATCACGCATGTAGCGAGCCACAATCTCAGGAATGATCTGGCGGTCATCGCGCGTTCCGCCTGGACCGACAACCGGCGAGCGCCCCATGGTGTTAAACGGAGTGTATTTCAGCCAGAGGGCGGCATTCGGCGTGACCGAAATGTCGGTGTAGAGGTTCTTGTATGGGTCTTTGGTATTGGCCGCATACTGCTTGATCGTCTCGTAGTTGTATTCACCCCAATTCCACGGCATCACCTTGTGATTGGCAAAACCGTTAGACTGACCATCGCCACCAGCAGAGCCAGTGAAGATGCGCGGATCGAAGCCGTTGACAGAGAAGCCGGTGTGGGCGGCGATGTCTTTCGCACGGTTGTCAAAGACGGGCAGATGCTGATTGATGAACGCCTGCCCATAGGCCACAGGATCGTGACTGCGCCAAATGACTGACGAACGGACGGTGCCATGCGGATACCAGCGGTTGTTGTCGGTGATCTGAGGAACTGAGCGGCCATCATACTGGCCTTCCCATACAGGCTTGGTGCTGGCCGCGTTCAGGGGCTCACCGTTTGGTTTCTCGACGCGGGCGATCAACGTGCCCGCGTTATCGTAGATCATCCACTTATGCGGACGCATGTATGTGTTCAGCCCCGTCGGATCACCGAACGGCGAAGCAGGATAATCCTGCGAGTAGACGAACTGGAACATGACGTAGTTGCCCTGACGGATGCCTTCGCAGCCGTAGCGGATGCCGTCGATGATCGGTGCCGGACCCTGCGGCACAACTTCGGTCCATGACCCCTGTGCGCTAAAGAGGGTCGTGTCTTCGAAGCGGCAGTTCTGGGCTGCTGGGCGCGTCATGATTAGTTCGCGCGCATGAGGCACGGCAATGCCGGTGGACCAATCCTCCAGGACCGCCTTGTAGGCACGGCCTGCGGGCAAAACCATCTCGCCGACGATTAGCTTGAGGTCGAATTGTTGGTTGCCGTTTGCGACATAGGACAGCGTATATTCCGGTTGCTGCGTCGTCACACCTGTCGCATCAAGGACGAGGTTCTCGATGTCAGCGGCCGAGACTGCACCATCTGCAATCGTGGTGTAGGTCGTGAGAACGTCCGGGAAACCAATCGTCATGCCTACGCTCTGCACAACAAGGCCGTCCGCACTGTCGGCGGTGTTATCGACCGAAGCGTTGACCTGGAAGTCAGCCGCTGGGGTGATACGCGGCTTCCATTCGGTCGGCTTTGCTGCGCCATACTGAGCGCCGTTCACGAAGAACGTAACCGTGCCACCTGGACCGCTCGCGTCGTCAACCCATTCCGTTTCGATTGTGAGATCGCGGCCTGTCAGGGTTTCAAGTTCGTCACTGAGGACACTCTGGCTGCCGCCGCCCTCACGGGCATAGTAGAACTCGATGGACTTCTCGTTCCAATGGATCGAGTGAGTTGCAGCGCCGCCGCCCCATGCCTGCAAGCGGCCAATCATAATGCCGCGAAGGGTAGCTGCTGGCGCGTTCCCGGTGAAATGCAGCCTGACGCTTGGGGGCGTCTGTGTCGTTTCCGGATTGCTGGACGACTTGAACTCCAAGCCAAGCGCAGGGGATTTCAGGTAAGCGTGTTTGCCCAGAGTGATGCGGCCATTGGCATAGCTTCGAGTGCCTTCACCAGCGCCGTTGAGAACCATCGCTGAAGGGAGCGCCGTGCCGGTGACGGGATAAGGAGAACCGGTTGCGCCGGTCTGCCACGTCGCACCACGAACGGTCACGATGTCTGTGTCCCACTTACGGCGGACTTTCAGCTGAGCGTCGTTGAAGTTGCGGCTTAGAACGAAGCTGCCGGTAGCGCCGTTCAGGGTGATGCCCAACGGCGTGATGGCGTTGAAGCTGGCGTAGAGCGTGCTTTCGCCAGAAAGATCGATTGGCTGCTGCGGAACCTCAGGCTGCGGCGTCGGCACATTCATCAGCCCGAGCGTGATTACCCAATTCGATGCGGTGGAACTGAGGTAGAGCGCCGCCCCCATGCTCGTCGTGTCCTTGGGGATCATGACCGTGCTGGACTGCGTGAGCGTGACGTTGGGGACGCCCTCTGCAACGGGAAGAACAAGGAAGCGAGCAGTGCCGCCCACGGGAGTTCCGGCGAGTTCTGTGACATCAACCAGAGCGCCTAGTTCCACTTCACCGCCTACGCCGTCCTGACCGTCTTCGCCGTCAGCACCCTTGAGGCTGTTAAGGAAATCCTGCTGTGTGCCGATGTTACCGGCATCTAGCCAAATCTGATAAGCGGACTTGCCGGGAGTGCCTGCGCCACCTGATCCGCCACCACCGCTTTCAATCAAATCTGCAATGCGGTCGATGAGGGTTGTGCCCGTTGCGATAATCTCGTCCGCAACCACGTTCTCAGGCTTGATGCCGTAGGAGAGATTAGAAGCCGTAGGACCTTCGAAGGGCAAGACTAGTTTCAACTGACTGCCGTTCACGACACCATCGATTTCGTAGTTCAAGCCTCTGACAACGAGAGTGTCGCCGCGCTTAATTGAGCTGTTGAAACCAGTGTTGAAGCCGGTAACGAGGTCAGAGCCATTCGTTACGCTGATTGTTCCGTTCTTAAACCAAGATGCCATGGGCTAGGACACTCCTATAATACGGAGTATTTAGTGAGCCCTGACTACTCCCCGCTTAGAGCGGAGCCATCCTTTGGATACTTGTCCTTGATGCTCTGAATGAGAGCCTTCCAAGCGTCGTAGCCGTGGTGAAACAGGTAATCCATTTGCTCCTCCCAACTTGGATACTCATGGGCGCGCTGCTTCTTATAACCCTGCTTGACATTCTTTTTCATGCGTCCTCCGGTCCTGTCTCCACACTGACCCAGGTAGAGACATAGTGTGGGTGATCGAAGCAGAGCCAAATCGTGCCTGGAACATCTGCTTCGAAATCCATCACACCATCCTGAACAATATCCTGCCCGTCTGCGTCGGTGACCATCGTGCCAACTGGAATTGCAGAGACCTGGTTGTAGGAAATAGCGAGGTTGAATTGCTTTCTCGGCAGAACCTCGTTTGTCTCTGGATCGAGGTAGATTGAGTTGGCCTCAGTGCCGTTGGGAACCTCAATCTCCATGACAGCATCGTCTTGATAATCGACATACTTGCTGGCTACTGACAAGACAGCGCCGTTTCTAAAATAGGCGAAGGGCATTATCGCTTTGCTCCGTCAATAGTGATACCAATGTCGCGGACCCACACGTTACGAGCGACCGAGTTGGGGAGCCAAGCAGCCGGGTTTGCCCTGAGAGCCACGCGCACGGCAGCGCCGTCAACGATGTGCGACAAAGAGCCATCCATGCGGAAGTAGGTGTTACCGTTGCTTGTCGACACACCTAGCGTCTTACTCTTTGCCTGATAAAAGCCGCCGCCCGTGTCAACGAACAGGAAGAAGCGGCAGGCAGTGTCGTAGGCGAGAGTGCCGTCTAGTGTGAATTCCACGTCTACCTTTGCCGTGCCAAACACTCCATCACCGATGGTAAGCCAGCCGGTTTCAAAGACGTTAACCGCCGTGTTCGCCGCCACGTAAGTATCGCCTGCGGTGAGAACGTGCATGATCGTGACAGCGCCACCACGAATTTGCAGAGTGTCGACTTGCAAGTTCCTGATCTGGCCTTGATCGACAGTGAGACGGTCAACGATGGCCTGCCTCATGCGAACCTGACCGCCTACAATCTCAAACACTGGCTCAGCATAGCCGGGGGCGGCGACAAGAAACCTGTCAGCGGCAACTGCGAATTCACTAACGCCATTGTTGCTTGCCAGGCCAAAGCCGGCAATGCGCCCCTCGTTGTTGATGCGGATGGTATATTGCGCGTTCAGTCCGCCGATGGCGTTTGCCTGCGCGCCGATGTTCTGCTCAATGGCGACAAAGCGGTTGCCGTATCCAGCGGTCGCATTCACGATCTGCTGGCTCAAGGAGCCGTCCTGCTCTGCGCGGACGCGACGCTCCTCCTGCAAAGCTGCCTGCCAGCCATCAGCACCACCAACCTGCGCGCTCAGGGTGTCGATGCGTTGGCCTAGCGCGGTATCCCCATCCGCGATGACTTCCCGGATGCTGCGGTCGATTGCCGTCACCTTGCCGTTCGTGAAGCTCTCCCACTGGGCTTGCTGATTGGTGATGCGCGTCGAAAGCGAACTATCGGCATCCACGAGGGTCTTGATCTGGTCGCTGAAGTTGGCCTCGTTCTGGCCGATTTTGCTGGCCTGTTGATCGAGCCTGAGGGTCAGCGCCTCGTCTGCGGTGACGCGGGCGGTCCTCTCCTCCACGATGGCGGTTTCGACGGCAGTGCCGGTGTCCGTGGTCAACTTCGCGCCGAGCAGCACGATTTCCTGTGCAAGCGCCTCGTCCCTTGTGGAACGTGCGGTGCGTTCGGTCTGTAGGGCGGCTTGGAACGTGCCGCGATCCGTCTCGACTGCGGTGTTGAGCGTTTCCACCGAACGCACGATTGCCGCGTCTTCGGAAATGCGGGCTTCCTGCTCAACCGTCAGGTCAGCATAGATACCGTTCTTAGCGGCGGTCAGTTCTCGGGAGAAGTATGCGACCAGTTCGCCCGTCTTGTCGTCGATGCGCGTCCCCAGACGTTCCTCTGCCCTAAGAACGTCGCGCTCGGCCTTTACGCTGTAGGCCTTGTTCAGCTTTGTGAGAGCATCGCTTTGCTCAAACGCCAGAGCCTTGACCGCTTCGATGGGCTTATTCAGGACAGGGAGAAGCAAACTCTCCTTTGTCATCGTCATGAGCGGGATGGTGTTCTCGTTCAGGATGTCCGTGCCGAAAGCATCGTATGCCGCGTAAGTCACATAATAATGAGTGCCGGGAGCAAGCGAGACCTGAACGCTGTTGTTCGGCCCTTCGTAACGCTTCGTTGCGTCCGTCTTGCGCGGCGGATTGACTGTGTCAGCCCAGAGGACAAACCCGGCCCAATCGTTGTCTTTCGGCTTCGTGAAGTCGAACTGCACGAAGTCATAGCCGTTCATGTAGCTAAGGGGTGGAACGGGTGGTGCCGGGTTCAGGGCCTCAATCAACAACTCATCGGACCAGTCATCTTGACCCGCAAGCTGGGTAGATAGGTAGATTTTCGGGGCGCGGGTTAGACCGGCTGCGCGGTTCTCCTCGAATGTGAGCACGTCCTTGTAGACGCGCATCTCGTCAGGCTTTGTGCTTTGCTGCTGATTGTGGATAACGTAGTGGACAACCTGTTCATTGGCACATTCATACCTGACGCGGTAGGCCCACTCTTGTTCGTTCGCCGGGTTCTCTTCGAACCAGACAACGACATCATGACCAGTGAAGTCTACATAAGCCATCAGTCGAGCCTCACAAACACAGGTGGATAGACGGTCTTTCCAGTGTTGGAGTAAGCGAACGTCACTTTAAGCGTCGTAGCTGGGCTGGACTTACCAAGGGTATTTAGTGAGCGGAGACTGAACGTGTAGTCGCCCGGTTCAACGCCAGTCAGGGTCGCGAACGTGTTCTGTCCGCGATAGACTTCCTCCCAAGCACCAGAGCCGGGGCGCTGGACTTCAAGCAGGTAGCCTTGGAACAAGAGGCGGTAGCCATCTGGGCCGCTGGTATCGATAGCGTCCCATGTGACATCGAAGACGTGCTGACGGCCAAGCTGTTCGTCTGTGTAGGAGCGAGGCGTTGCGCGAAGGCCGGTCGGCTTAGGCGTGATGGGGTTCAGCTGGGTCCATGGGTCGTAGTTGACCGGCACGTTGTCATCAAAGAACGCGAACTTGCCCTCGTAATGGATGGTGCCCTTAACGGTGTAACGGCCCTGGCCGCTCTCAACGATGTCCTTGATCCTGAACGCGCGAGGCTTAACCGCGCCAGCTGCCGCCTCCACGATGCCGATTGGTGTATCGGCTTCAAGGTCGGTGGTATCCACGTTTATGATCGTAGTTTCCGTGTCCTGAGCAACCATCGCAATGGGGCGGGTGTCCAGGCCATTTCCAATCGTCATGTGCGCGACGTATGCGGTCCCCGCTTTAAGCGGAGTGGCATTATCGAGCATGAGTTGTGTCGGGCCAAGGATCGCTTTCACGCGGCCATGCGGGACTTTGCCGGAGCGCGTCCAGTCGTCCACTTCGATCAACTGGCCAGGAGCGTAACCTGCTGCGGCAAGCATGGTGTCGAACTCGACCGTCTGGAATTCCTTCTGCGCGCAGAACACAAGGATGCGAGCGAAGTCGTAGGCTTCCTGCCTGTTCGTGCAGCCGGTCTTGTAGACTGTGGTGGAAACGACGCCGCTGTTGGCGAGGCCAAGAGCCTTGTTGCGCGCGATGCTGGCGTCATCTCGGTAAACGACAGTCGCCTTGCGGAAATAATCGTCCGGGTCATCCCATTCGACGACCACCTCGTTGAGACGATCCTGAACCGGCGCGCTGCCATACTTGAACTTGCCATCGGCAACCGCAGCGTTGTTCACGTAATGATCGACGGCTACCTGCGGGCGGTCCTGCATCAGCACGATTTCGGAGCCGTTGAAGTAGGGATAGGCGCGGAAGGTCTGGGCGAGATCGATCAGCCCCTGCCAGCCATCTACCTCGTCGGTGAACTGCTTGTTGAGCGTGAAGCGCGAGCGGCCATGCACGTTTTCGTCGCAATACTTCGCGGTATCCAGCAAGGCGAACTTGTTGAAGAACTCCTCCGGGAAGCCACAACCCATCAGCTTGTCGCTGGCAATGTGATACCAATGCCAGACAGGATTGCTGGTGACGGCATACTTCCATGCGCCGTTCCAGAACCCCGCGTAGGTCTTCGCCACCGGATCGTAGTTGTCAGGAACGCGCACCTTCTGGCCGCGCACGATGACAGCAATCTCGGGGCTGCTGCCAAGTTCGAACTGCGATAGGTCGATCATTGCGCTGAACAATGCGGTCGGCACTTCGCCGCCGCTGCCGTCATAGGCCAGTTCCTGATCGTGATATTCGACCCAGCCGTTGAACGCGGTGTCGTTCTGCGTCTTGTCGTCGGTGCTGTCAGGCGTCGTGCGGTAAACCCTGAACATCCAAGGATCAGCGTCATTACCTGCGGTCTTCGCCGGGGCGTAGAGCGTGTAATCGCGCACGAACGCATCGCTGGACTTCTCGCTCGCATACCAAGTGCCGGCGGGTTGCCATGTGGATGCGGACAGTCGTTTGACCTCGAAACCGCCGCCGACGTCTGTGACCTTCTGGTTCCCCTTCTTGCTGGTCCGCATGAGGGCGTTGAACGCGATGCGGACCTTGACGCGGCTAACATCTGCGTCGGTCGTCGTGTTGGTGACGTAGAATTGACCGCCGCCGCCTGCTGCGCTCTTGGTCATCTCAACACTGGCCTCGAAGTTGGACGGAATGCCGGGAGTGATCGGAACTGCGCTCTGTCCGGGAATGCCGTATCGCTCCGCCCAGCTGATGCCGTTGTAATTCAGCTGGTTCGTGCCACGGTCGCGGAGAGGCACTTCGTTGACGAGGATGTTCTTTTCCTTCTCCTCTGTCGTGTCGCCTACGATGCCACCGATTTCACCAGCACCAAGCGCGGCGGTAAGCCTGAGGGTGGCATCGCTGTAGGTGGTGTTCGACATCGTTTTGCCGCCACCCTTCTGACCGGAAAGCTCGCTGTCGGAGAAGTGGACTGCACCTGTGCCGCCGCTCTTACCCAGCATCTTGTCGATGAGATTGGTCGAGGCAGAGCCGCTGCTCGTGTAATCCACGTCAGCCTCTAGGATGTTGCTTCCGCACAGAACACGGTCGCCCGCGATGTAGGCCAGGACCGCACCCTCGGTCTGGGTGTTAAGACCGTTCTGGTAGAGGGCCGACTTTCGCTTGTCGTTCTGCGTCTGCGGCGTGGGCATCAGCAGGTTGAGCAGCAAGTTGACGGCGATACCTACGGCGGTCGAGATAAGCGCCGTGATGAGCATGGCCGACGTGATTTCGTGGCCGTTCGCATGTGGGCCGATATGCAGGGTCGCGCCGTCAGCCAGCGACCAGTTTTCGGATACCTGCTGCCCAGTCAGGCTGGTGCTGTTCTTCCATGAGGTGCCGACGCGGAACTCAGCGGGCGAAACCTCAATCATGCGACGAATAGGGAGAAGCTGTTCAAGTGCTTGAACGGCTTCCTTGGCGGTCCGAGCATGAACGGTGATGCCGCGCTTATAACCCTTGGGCAGCTTGTCCTTAAATGCGCCGTGTAGAACTACCTTGATGGCCATTATGTCAGCCTCCAGAATTGCATTGCATATTTTTCGATGGCGCGTTCCTCATGTTGTGGACGCCACTCTTCGGAGTGCCGTTCGATCAATTGGTGCAGGTATTTGCCTTCGCCCAAATAGACGGCGCAGTGATTGGCAATCGGGCTGTTCCAGAACATGATTGCGAGATCGCCGGGCTGCCGCTGGTCGCGATCGATCGGCACGAAGCCGAGCCGGGGAGGCCAATAGCGGAACGGATCCCGCCCACGCGCATGAGCATGGTGCGCGCCGGGCTCTCTCACGCGCGGGATAGGGTCGAGAACGCGACCGGATGCCCTGTAGTAATCCTCGCAGAGCGTCCAGCAGTCACGCACGCCCCAGAGGTATGTTCGCCCTAGTAGGGGCTCGTAGGGCTTCTCAGGCCCCCACACTTCGGGGCGCCCGATGTCATAGACGCCGGAGAGATTGCCGTAGACAGGCACTATGCCCCACGTCCAACCCGTCGCAAGCTGTTGCTCTGTGTCGCGGTCGCTGGGCTCGGCCGATCCGTGAGGGTGGCTATGGAGAAACAGGGCCGGACGTTTTGCGAGAAGCGTAGCGTTGTCCTCATGGGACAGGGAGAACGCTGTCGTGGGCTCTGGATGCACGTTGGTGCATTCGCGCCAACTGCCATCCGGCCAGATTGCGACGATGGCTTCTCGGGGCCAGGCTCGCAGGAAGACAGGCTTGATTTCCTGCCAAAGATCGTCGGTAGGTCGCATTACCGTATTTAGAGGGGTGAGCAACGAATGGATTGGGGCAGTGTGCCGGACTGGATTGCCGGCATCGGAGGATTGCTGTCGATCGGTGCGACGGGGTGGATTGCGGTGAACGAACGCAAACGGGCTAATCGGCTTGAGGAAATTCAAGCTGACACGGAGGCCGTTCAGCGCGGAGCCGCCATCGATGAGGCCCAGCGCATTACCGCCCAGATCGTCGACAAGTATCAGGCTCTGTCACAAGCTCAGACGTTTGCTGACATGGAACCATACGATTTGAATGATTATCGGGAGGCGATCGACGTTCAGCGCCAACAGTTGGCGAGCTTGCAGAACTTCGCCGGGACAAATGCACAGCTTTTCGTCGCTCTGCGCCAGCTGGCCGACGCAGCGGAGATGCCCATCTCTGGTATCCGCACAATGGGACAGCACCGCTTTACCGCCACCGCACAGGCAGGTTTGCTAAGAGCGAAGTCTGAGGAGTTAAATCGTCTGCGGTGAGTAGCGGAGCGGCGCTGAAAAAATGCCTGATTATGACCGCGTTTATGGCGAGAGATAAACTATCTGGCGGACGGACAAAGCCCGCCAGATAGGCATCATAGCTTCTTCTGCGATTTATTTCGCGGGACGGCGGAACGCCCAGACAAGCGGCGCAATGCCCTTACAGCATGTGCCAATACTCACTAAGATCGCAGGTGTTAGAGTTAGAAGGATGGTAAGAGTTGTCATAAATCTCCTTGGACACCGCGCGGAAGTGGCGGCACCCGGGATTTGTCACAGCCCTGTCTCAGCCGCAACCCTTAGTCGTTTTACTTCTAGTTACGGTTACTAGTGGCCGACTTACCTCAGCAGGTTGCTGCCCAATCCGGGGTAATGCTCGCGGCCCATTTTGAAGTTCGGGAACTTCGCACGGCGGAAATCCGCATGTGTCGCAAGGGTCAGCGTCAGGACCTGGCCATCGGATGCGACACTATCGAGGAGGTAGCGTTCAGTCTGGAATGCCGCCTGCGGATTGTTGGCGATCACGTCTTCAGCGAGCGCGAGATACCGTGTCACAGGTGCCCCCGGCGCGTCATCGTATTTCGCCAGAGTGACAGCCAGCGCACCGCCGAAGTCAGGAACGTCGATGGTGGGCTGGACGAGATTTTCACCGCCGCGCTGCCAGCCCGAAGCCGTGAAGGCCATCGGCGTCCATGCTACGCCGTTGAACTGCACGACGCCAAGGTCGGGATGATCGGTTGCAAACGTGCTGGTGTTGACGAAGCGGAACGGCTCGCGCTCGCCCCATGCTGTCGCGTCCAGCTGCACGAATTCAATCAGCCGGTCGAATGTGCTCTTGTTGAGGTTAGCCACTGACCACCTCGACGTTGAGCGTTACGGTGACATGCAGGCTCCCATAGGTCTCACCGAAACCAAAGGAGTCGGTTGGACGGACCCTGACCGGGCCGCGCACGCTGCACTCGTAGTCGTAGACCGCGTTGAACATGCCCGCTTTAAGCCGGGCGAGGAAATCCCGAGCCTCCTCCTTCGACATCGCAAAGGTCAGTGTCGCCGTTTCTGTCCATGGTCGCCATCCTACGGTGCCGCTCATGGTGTAGGCGCCCGCCTGCATGGTCTGCTTGATCGGAGCGATATTCCAATCAATCGGGACGAGTAGCTTTTCCTGATAAGGTAGTGCGGGCATGTTTAACTCGCCTTCTGGTTCTTGAGTTCGTCGCGCACCATCGCGCGCATGTTGCGTTCGTGCGCCGCCAGCTGAGCCTTCATCTGCGCCAAGCTGTCGTTGGACGCGCTGCCCTGAATGATGATGCTGGTTCCGCCGATGGTGACGTTGCCGCCAGCGCCAGCGCCGACAGCCTTACGCGCCGTGCGATTATTGATGATCGTGCCAGCTGCGCCGAACTTCATCAGTTCAGGGCCGTGCTCGCCAACGAGGTAAGTGCCACCGCCCTTGATGGACCCGCCCGCTGCGCGAGCGCCGGATACGCCACCACCGCCGATTGCGCCGCTGATGACGCTGGTAAGCAGGCCACCGATACCGCCCTTGCCGCCCAGCTTTTCACCAAGAATGACGGCTTTCGCGATAGCTTCCAGCAAACCGGCCAAGACGTCACCGATGAAGGATTTGAAAGCCTGCTTGGGGTTCTCCCAAAGCGAGGAGAGGAAGCTGGCGAACTTGCTGACAGTCTCAAGCTGCCTGTCCATGGCAACGCCTTGCTCTGCGATCTTCGCTAGGTTCTCCTCATTGAGGATCAGTTCTGCCCGTTTGGCTTCGCTGATGCCTTCCAGCTGCCTGATCTTCTCGATATTGGCGTCACGCTCGCGCTGGATTTGCAGGACAGCGCGTTCATCGTCTGCCTTGTCAGGGTTCATGCGTCCGCGCTGGTCGATAGCTAGGTCTTCGCCGCGCTCCTTCTGGTCGCGCTCCAAGTCCTTGACTGCCTGCGCGTTTTCCTTGGCCTTCTGTAGGCGGTAGTAAGCAGCCGCCTGAGCATCGACGCGCTTTGTCTGCTCCGTCGTAACCGCGAGGTCAGTTTCAAGACCTGCACGACGACGAGCCTCGACCATCGCAAGCTGCTCTTGGCTATACTGCAACTCACGGAACTTCTCATTAAAGTCTTTGAGGATTTCAGTTACCTTGGCTTCCTGCTGTCCGTCGCGAAGCACCTTGAAGAGACGCTTGATCTCATTCGCTTTGGCATTAATCTGAGTGATGTCACGGCCAAGCCCTGCGCGCTCAAGTTCATCAGCAAGCGCCTTCTGCTCCTGAGTAAGCGTCAGGTCTTTGATGCGGGCGTTGAGGTTAGCAACAGCGTCGGCATATTTCTTTGCTGCCTTCTCAGCGTCGCTATCTCCCTTGCCCTTCTTGTTATCATTGGCGGCACTAGGCTTTGCCGTCTTAGTCGGCTGTTTCCCCTTGGCGGCTGCTTCCTCGTCCTTCTTGGCCTGGGCCTGACGTTCTCTGGCTTTCTGATCGGCGCGCTTTACCAACCCATTGAGCGCAGTCTCAACAGGCTTCGTGAAGCCGGATGCGTAAGCTCTACCAGCGTCCGCTCCGAGCGTGACCATTCCGCCTCCGGCCATACGCCCGAACGTCACCTCCTGCATCTTGCCGAAGCCAGCCCCGAGGCTGTTGGCGAATTCCAAAACGGAGTTGATGCCGCGCACGGCACGATTGATGAAGTTCTCAACGATGGTGATCGCGCCATTGAAGGCGTTGGCAAAGATCGTGCTCAGGGCCTTTGGTAGTCCGGTAAGCACGGAAACCATCGCGTTTGCCATACCACGCCAGTGACCCAGCACCACGTCGACGGTGCGCGCCACGAGGCGAGCCATGCCGAGAAGTGAGAAGTCGATACCGTCGAAGAACTCGCCTGCGGCGTCTATCATGCCGCTGAACGTGTCAGCGAACCAATCACCGATGCTGCCGAAGGTATCGCGGGCGAAGTCACCAAGCCCGCTGAACGTCTCGGAGAACCAGCTGCCTACGTCAGATGCAAAGCCTGAAATCGCGTCCCATGCCGAGGATGCAGCTTCGCCTAGCATCTCGAATGCGGCGCGGCCCACGTCACCAATGCTGGCAATCGAACCGCCGCCGATCATGATGCTGTCACGGAACTGGTAAAGCAGTGTGATCGTCGCCGTGAGGGCAACAGCTAGTGCCGTGAACGGGTTGGCGAGAAGCGAAGCCATCAAGCCATTGACCGCATTCTGCGCCATCTTCATGCCCGCGCTGAACAGGGCAGATGCAGTGCCCGAAGCACCAAGCGCCGTTTCCAGTGCGACGATGCTCTTTACCGTGGTCATGATCCACGAGACGGATGCGGCGGCCTTGAAGGCCAGGAACGACGCGGCAGCGGCCTTTGCGACCGCAACCAGCCCGGTCATGTTGTCGAGCAGGAACGCGATGGCCTGCCCGCCGATTTCTTTAAGTGTGGTCAGGACAGGAGCCAGTTGGTCGAAAACCTGACGCATGGCCTTGCCGATCTGCTCGAACGTCGGCAGCATTGACGTGCCCCAGGACTGCACCTTTGCGACGATGACGGCGAGGCTATCGCTGATGCCAAAGCCCTTGGCGAAGCTGCCTGCAATGAGGGTGAAGGTGTTGCTTGCTGCGGTCTTGATGTCCGCGAAGCTAACGGGGATTTTGCCGAATTCCTTCTCGATCCCTGCAACCAGCTTCGGATCGGTTAGAGCTTTCGCGATCACCTGGGCCGTGATCTTGCCGTCACTTGCCAGCTTCTTCAGTTCGCCACGCGGTTTACCGATTGCTTCGGCAAAGAGGTCCATCAAACGAGGAGCGTTCTCGTTGATGCTGCTGAACTCGTCACCGGCCAACTTGCCCGCCGCCATAGCCTGCGAGAGCTGAAGGATCGCCGCCGATGCCTGGTTTGCGCCAGCGCCACCGATCTTGAGCGCCATGCCTACGGTTTGCGTTGCGGCTGCAACCTGCTTCTGAGTGATGCCCAGCGTGGAAGCATTGCGCGCCATGGTGGCGTAGAGGTCTGCGACGGAGCCAAGATCGGAACGGCTGGCGTTCGCGATGGCTACAACGTCTTTTTGCGCCTGTGCGTAGTCACCGAACTTCGCGGTCGCGAGTGTCAGCTTCGCTTGAATTTCACCTGCCTTATCGCTGAAGCCAGTGAAGGAAGAGGTAAGCTCTTTCAGTCCGTTGATAGCCGACTGGAAAGTCAGCGCGCCCAGCGTTCCCGCGAAGCTACCCATCGCAATGGATGAGCGGCTGATAGGAGCAGGTAGAGCCTCAATGGCCTTTCGCATTTCATCGGTGGCGCGGGTTGTCTCGGAGCGAGCGCGCTCCATCTGGCGCACCAGTTCTTCAAGGCCCTGGATGCGGACGGGAGTGCGGCCCAGACCAGCGAAGCTACTCTGAATTGCACTCGTGCTATCAATCGCGGCAGTCTTGGTCGTATTGAGTAGACTGCGTAGCTGTTGCAGTCCTCGAAAGGCGCGGTCGCCATCGAATGTAGCCGCAAAAGATAGGTTTTCACTCATGCGATAGGCGCCTCCATAGTGTCGGTTATTTAGTGAAGGTCACACTATCCCTGGCACGGCGAATGCGCTCCATCGCCTCCGAACCGGAGACCGGTTCATCGCTACCTTTCTCATCTTCTTGCTCGCTCTGCCACGCGATCACCGCCAACAGATATTCAGGCCATGTCATGTCCCAAATCTCTGATGGCGGTGTGCCGTGATTAAACAGGTTCGTGTATGCAATCTGATACGCGAACTTGAGAGTAGTTACTTTTTTTGGGTGTCTGTCGCTGGCTTGATGGCTTCGGCCAAATCCTTGCCTGCCATCTGACTAAACAGGGTCATAAGTGCAGCGTTGAACTCCTCATCCTCGAAGTTGCCTAGCTTGCCGAAAAACGCAGCGTAGATTTCTTCGCGGGTGTAAGCCGAGCCTGTTTGCAAGTGGAAGAAGAGTTCCGTGAGGCGCATGGGATGACCGCAGTTCGCCATGTAATCTAGGGCTTCTTCGCCGGTCGCCTCCGAGAGGTTCTTCAAGCGGTCTAGACTAGGCAGTAGCTTAATTTCGTTATCATCGAACTGGAAAACACCAGTCCCGAGACGGCTCTTGAGTGCCATTATTGTTCTCCTTATCAGGCAGTGTGAGCGGGATCGCTCCCGCTCACGTATTTAATCAAGGTGTGACTGGCGCAGTCTCGTCATACTGGGTGACTTCACCCGAATTCGAGAGTGTGTAGGAACCCTCACGGACGCCAGTTGCGCCTGCGGTGATTTCAACGCCGGTCATGAGGAAGTTGCCCGAGAACAGCTTCTTGGTGCCGTCTTCGACAATCAGGTAAGACCACGACTTGTTGCGTGCCTGACGAAGCAGAGTATCAGCGGCATCAGTTAGCGCCGCGTTGGTCGTAAAAGTGAGTTCCCAGCTCTCAGTGCCGGGCATCGAGATTTTACCTGCCGACTTCGTATCAATCTCCTGAGCGTCAACGCTGTAAGAGAGAGTGAATTCGTTTTCGTTCTCGATTAGCTCAAAGCCGTTCGTGATCGCGTCCGCTGCCTCAGGATCGGCAGTCTGGGTCTTGCCGATGTAAACACGGCACTTGGAACCTAGCTTGATGTTTTCAGTAGCCATGTTTGGCTTACCTCCGTTTATGGTTATAACCGAAGGTATTTATTGACGGCTCGGGCTAGTCAGGCTTTGAGAGCGCGAGGGAAGAACACACATGGGATGATCCAGCGGTTTCGCTTGTTCTCTGGCTCTGGGCGAGGAAGAAGCTGTTGCGCCTGGACGCAGGGACTACCCTGGAGAGCAGCGAGGATCAGCTTTGCATAATCAAGCTGCTCGATGCTTAGGTCTGTGGTGACGTAGCAGAGATTGAATGTGTGACTGTTTAGCTTGTCGTCAAGGAACGTCAGTCCATCGATGTAGATCGCAGGCAGCTTTGTCGGGACGCCATAGTTGACCAGCCCGAGGTTCAATCCGGCTAGTCCGCTTTGAGCGGAGACGAGTTCCTGAATGTGCGTGATTAGCGCCTTGATGCTCATCGCATGGCCTTCCTGAGCACCTTGCTGGTCCGCTCGTAGAGTTTGTGGATCGTTGCTGCCCACGCGACGGCCATGAAGGGCTGTGCGGGTTGCTTGCTGGTTCCCTCTTCGACGAAGCGGGCATGAGGGGCAGTAGCGAACACCTCCACACCGGCAGGCGTAACGCGCCCGTCAATGCTATCCCTCAGAGCGCCTGTCTGAACCGGGACGATGCTCTTTGCGTAAGGCTTAAAGTCCTCTTCCAGCCACGCCTTAGCAGCGTCCGCAGGGGCATTCTGCATCTGACGTAGAATGGCATCGACCTTGCCGATTGCTTCATCAAAGCCCTTAACGCTCATGCAGCACCGCCTTCTGGGCGAACTGGTCAGCACCCACGCCATTTTCCACGACTTCTACGATGTCGTAGGTCACGCCGTTCTGCGTCAGCTGGCCTCCACGGATCGGGAAGGGTGTTGCGCCGATGAGGCATTGGATCGCGGCTGGCTCTTCCGGCTTACGGCTCGCACTGAGCACGCGCGCAAATACGTTCGCCGTCCGGTCGGCCACCCCGAGAACATCGCTCCTGACGGTGATGGTGGCAGGCTTTGCGACCTTCGCCAGCAACCTATCGGCTGTCGCCTTCATCTTCTTGAGGTCCATTAGCGGACCACCTTGATGACGTTCAGGCCTTTGCCGTTGCTCCCGGTGACAGTGACGGGTGAGAGCAAAGCGGTGATGTCAGGGAATGGGTCTGAGGTTGCTACGTTGTCAAAGTAGGTTGTTTCTTCGGAAACAACGCCGTCCAGACTTTCCTTCTTTGTCTTGATCGCGGATGCTTGGCGCAGCGTGGTTAGGTTGTCGATCATTGGAGCAAGCTGGATAGTGGCTTCGCGGATGAGAGAAGCAGCGGTTTCGGTGTCTACTGTCCTGTAGCTTGCGCGGATGAAGTCAGAGGCGCGATAGAGTGCTGACAGCTTCTCGGTATCAGAACCGAAATACTGCCAATCCTCGTTCCCCCTGAGTGCGTGATAGGCATCTGCCTCTGTGACGGTGATCTGCATAGCATTACTTATGCAGAGACGGCGAAGCCCCGGCCTTCCGGCCAGGGCTTGCTTGTCTGTCAGTGCCGATTAGGCAGCTGGCTTGATGACCACGAGAGGGATTTTCTTCTCGTCGGTGGCAGTGGCGTATGCCGAAGCCGCGTTCAATTCCGCGAACGAAGGACCGCCCTTAGCAGCGAAGGTGCCAGTGTAATCAAAGCCCATTGGGTGAACGATGGACTTCCAACGGAACCAGATGGTTTCCTGTCCCGAACCGTTACCTGCCGACGCGGCGCTCTCAACTTCGACGCTCTTACGTGCCTGAGGCGCAGTGCCGAAGTGGAACAGACCAGCGCCAAGGCCCACGATGTTTGCACCAAAGCGGTCATCAACGACGATGCGGCGGCCTGCAACGGTCTGGAACGCGGTGTTCGCCTCCGAAGCAGGAACAGTGTCAACGAGGTTGGCAAGCTGTAGTTCGAGGTAGTGAGCCGAGGACATGCCGAGGGTCGTGACAATACCAGCATTGTCGCCCTTCTTAGCCTGAACGGCCTTGAGCACTTCCTTGATGTCGAAGCCGCCGGTCATTTCGTGGGTGAACTTCTTCGCAGTGGCGTCACCGGCAACAATGCCGTTCAGAACAGCAAAGAGGTGGTTTACCTCGTCGGTGTTCTTGTAATTTGCCACGCGGCCCGAGAGGACAGCCAAGGGATCGACAGCCGCGAAGTCAGTGACGAGGTTCATGCCCGACACACCCACGTTACGGTGAGTGCGAACAGCGTCCCACAGCTTCGTGTCCATCTTCAGTGGAGTTGCGCTGTCGGTAGGATCGTCGTTGGAGATGTTGCTTTCGACGTATTCGAGGTCATTCCACGACTGAACCTCAGTGCGGATGCCTTCGCCAGCGGTCAGCGAACGAGAGATCAGGGGAGAGCTGGTAAGAACGCCAGCAGCGCGGAAAGGATTGGTGCCTGCATTGTAGGCTTCGTCAATTGCGCCCCAGACAGTGCTGGTTGGCAGCTTGGCGAAGTCCTCTAGGGTAAGAACCGAAGAACGAGTATATGCCATGTATCGTTGGCTCCTCTTATTGGGACAAGCCGACCCGCAAAGAGGAGCCGGACGGCAGTTCGCTGCCGTCCGTTATTTATTCAGGCGGTATAGTGTGCTGACTTAGGCGTCAGTCTTCAGGTCTGGTCTTCCAACTTCATCAGCAATTGCGTTTGCTACTTCGACACCTTCTTCGATGTAGACACCCGCGTAGGCACCGTGATTGTAGGTTTCCTTTGTGAAGCCGTGGCCGGATGCCTTGGAGCCGTTGTTACCCTGGCTATCAGCACCGCTGTTGTCGGCGGCGCGCACGTAATGAGCGCCGTCCTTGGCAAAGAAGCCTTTGGCGTAGTCTGCGATGGACTTGCCCGCGATGGAGGCTTCGCCATCTGCGTATTCAACCCTGCGGTGCATGAGTGCTTCAACAGCCTCGACCATCTCAGGGCGGACGTTGCCGGAAGCGATTGCTGCGCTGATGGCGCTGTCTACGCGCGTTGTCTTGAGTTCACCTGCGAGGGTGTCGCGCTCACTGGTGATCGATGCCAGAGCAGTCTCTAGCTTCTTGTAATCACGTTGTAGGGTTTTCAGTTCGTTGCCTGCGGCGGCGTTGGCCTCTGCTTCGTCGGCCAACTTCTCGGCAGCTTCTGCGCGGGTGCGCTCTGCCTTCTCGCGATCAATGAGTTCGGAATTCTTTGCTTCGAGGCGGGAGATCGAGCCAAACGCCTTGTCGAGGTCGGCCTGCAGCTCTTCGATTGTCTTCGTCATGTTAACCTCTGGGCCGGGAGCCCTCAAAAGGGGTGCAGCGGGACTGCGGCTTGCACCGGCGGGACCGGTGCGAAGTATTTAGCGGGGGTATGGAAATGCTCCGGTCTTTGCTGCTACGAGCAATGCGAAGCAGGGGGGCAGATCATGAGCGAAGCAGGAAGCCGACTATCCGATCTTGAGCGCAGTGTGGGCCTTCCGCTCCGCGTTCTTGGTGGTCGCGTGTTCTTGGAAACTCCAACATCGGACAATCTCAACGGTTCGGCGGTGGAACTGAAATGCAGCCTCACCGGCTTCACAGAGCTGTTCCACACATCGATCGTCATAGGAGACGAGAAGCACTTGGCTTTGCCCCTGTTCAACGGCGACGAGGAACAGGACCGGGAGGAGGAAGTTGGATGGCGGCTTAGTTCGTGTGCCATCATGGTTTCGTTCCGGCCTATCGACGAAGCTGCGCTTGCTGAGATGGCCGAAAAGAACGACGGAAAACCTATCGTCGGTCGCCTAAATTATTGGAAGCCTATCAATTCGGGCGATGGGGTAGTCAACGACAAGTGGCCTACGGTGACAATTTGGGTCGGCGTCGGGCGAGACAATTTCGCGCTGTTGAGTGACGCGGTCCGCCGAAATGATCTCAGAGGTGTGGAGGTCGGTCTTTCAATCGAGTTCCCTGAGGGATCGGTCACGTCCCGAATGGTTGGGCGAAAGATAAGCTGGAATGGTGAAGGGCAACTTCCAGTTACCTCTGCCGGGATTGTTTGGAAGAGTGGCGATTGGTCTTCCGAAACCGATTCCTTCCAGCTCTCCAAGCCCGAAAAGCGTCGGATTGAACGTGAACCTAGCCCAGAGCATATCGAAACTATGCGTGGGATTAACGGTGTCAGGGAAGTTCTCAACAAGCTGATGACACCTGTGTGGATAGCTGCCATCGCGGCTGCTGTTTCCATCTTCTTGCGCGGATAAGTGCGGTGAAGTTCACTTTCAGCAGTGGTGACGATGGCATGGGCTGGATGGAGTTTATATCATCGTTGATTGGTTCGCTGGCGTGGCCTGCGGTGGTGTTGACAATTGTGCTGGTGTTTCGTCAGCCGATTTCAAAGCTGATTGCGAATATCAAGGAAGCGAAGTGGGGCGATACTTCGGTCCTGATGCATCAGAAGTTGGACGAGGCCGAGCAAGCGAGCCGCGAGGTGACAGTCCCAGAACCAACGCGAAACCAGCCACCGAGAGCACATGCGGGTCTGGACCCGGTTCAGGTGCCCCCTGCATACGCGAACACGGTCCCAGACATTGCCGAGCAGGAATATGTGAAGTGGCTACCCCAATCCCCGGCGATGGCAGTCATCCGCGCATGGGAGGATATAGAGGGGATGTTGCGCGAACTTGGGACCCGTCACGGTGTGCCGGGAACGATTTTGGCGCGTTCAGCCAATCACATTTCCCAAAAGCTGACGGCGATGAATGTCCTTGAGCCTACCGTCGCGAATTGGCTGATCGAAATGCGGCAGGTTCGCAATGCGGCTGCACATGCCAAGGAAGTCACGGAGACGGACGCTCTCCGCTTTCTTGAATTGGCGAAAAAGGTGCGGGTTGTCCTGAAACAACTGTAACGGGAGCTACCCCAGCGCGCCTGTCCGCGTCAGCTTCGATGCGCTTTTCCTCTTCCTTAAGCGTTAGCGTCTCATTGTGGACACCTCTGTCACGCAGGGCGAAGAAGAAGCTCTCGAAGGACATTCCGCCACCCTGGTAGACGGTAAACAGGGCGGAAATCTCGCTCGCGTCCATCTTAGCGGGCAGGTAGTCAGTGTTCAGCTGGTAGTTGACCGTGCTGCCATCCGTCCAAAGCGCGACAAGCTGCAACGCCTGGGTGATCTTGGCGCTGATGTGGTTGGCAATGGACGCTAGGACGGAGTTCTCAGCGCCCTGACGCAACGCTTCCGTCTCTGCGGCCTCCGCGACAGCCTTCTGGCGCGCAAGGATGCGGCTTGCGACCACGGCCAGCTTATCCTCCGTGCGTTCCAATTGCCTTTCCAGCGAGGGGATACCGTCACCGGAGGGAGCGACCCATTTGAGGTCGGCATTCTCGCCCTCAGCGGCGATGATCGCGCCGGGTGAAACGGTTAGCTTGTCCTCCGCGCCCTTTTCCAAGCCCTTCGCGAACAGCATGGGGGTGGAGATGAACATATGGCAGGACGTGAGGAGGCCCTGAACGCGGTAATGATCGAGGTTCAGCTGAACAACGTGATCCATGATCGCCGGTTGCGGGCAGAGCATGTCGTCCTCACTGAGAAGGACGAACGGGATTTCACGGAATGGCTGGCCGTTGCGGCGCGGCGTAATCGTCGGACCTGGCTGCCAGCCTTCGGCTTCCTTCGTCCAAATCGAAACTTGGTAGATCCCGCCGACGAGTTCGAGGACGCGCACGGTGTCCTCGTCATCAAGCACGCGCACATACGTCAGAGCCCTGCGAGCCCCTACGACGCCCCTTCGAACTTCAAGGATGCTATGGGAGGGGTATTGCAGCACATAGGGACGGATGCCCTCTGCGATAGCTTCCCCGGCGCTCGTAGCGGTTCCTGAGGGGTGATCGACAAGCAAGCCGTAGAATGCGGTTGTCAGGTATGCCTTACACACTTCCTTCGCCAGTTCGTTGATCGTCTTGCCGTCGCGGGTGATGACATCTTTTAGCTGCGCTTCGACAATGCCCTCGTTCTCCAAGACAGGAGCGCGACGGAACATCAGCCCCAGCAGGCCGGTCAGCGTTCGGTTGGCGGCTGGGTAGAACGAGACGTGATCCTTGAAAGCCTTGTAGTCCTTGGCCTCCTGATCGCTGAACGCCTTTGGTAGATACTTTACTCCGCGCCTTTTAACAGCGTAGTGGCCCGCGATGACATCAGCATTGATATTCCAACGCTCGTGTTCACAAGCGATGCTTGCATGTGGTTTGTTGATGTCCATTCAAAGGCCTCGCATATTCCAATGCGAGTATTTATTTGCGCCCCTATGCTCGCCCGAACCCACGCGCTTGCTTGACTGTCAGGCCGCCGCTGTTTCCCCCTGATAGCTTCATCAGTTCAGTAAGGCCCCAGACAAGTGCGTCCATGCGATCAGGGGACTTCTTGGTGTCTTCCTTGTAGCTGCACATCTGCGCCTCAAGTTCCTTGAAGCCCTCAGTGTGGAAGACCTTGCCTGCAAGATAGAGTTGCTGCACAGGCTGGGCGCGAACCAGCTTACCGCGCGTGGCGGTGACTAGCTTGATTGGCATGTTGCGACGATGAGTGCGGATCGTGTGCTCCACCATTTCGCCGCCATAGTTCTTCTCTGCGACAACAAGGTCAGCTTCCCAGAAGTCGTAGAGGTTCGCGACCTTCTTGGACCATTCTTCTGGATTGGCGCTCGTGGAGGCATCTTGCAGGACGTAGGCGTTGCCATCCCAGCCAAGCCCGACAACCACGATACCGGTCTGGTCGCTCCTGTTGCCTGACGTGCCCGCAGGGTCAACCGCGACTACGATGCGAACGAAGCCGTTGTCAGGAGCAACGCGATACTTGAACATGTCCTTGCGGAACAGTGCATTCGGATTGTCATCTCTCCAGCGACCCTCAAGGAAACGAGAGGCCATGTTGGGCGAACCATCGTAGCGAGCAGCGAGCTTATCCAGATAGCCAGCAGCGATGTTATTGGCGTTCTCGTGAGCAGGAAGAAAGACACGACGCCAAGTTCGGGCTTCTTCTGGCGAGAACGGCTTGCCTGACGTTGGATGCTGCTTTTCAACGAATGTCTGATATTCCCAATCGGTCTTTACGTCTGGATTGCAGTCAAAGAGCATGAGCGGGCGGCACATGACCGGTAGACCATCAGGCCCCATGACGGGACTGCCATCGCTGCCGACCATCTGTGCAGTGTCGGCCATACGAGAAGCCAACTGCTGGACGATCTCGTAATCATCAATTTCGTTGCACTCGTTGATCCAGGCAGTAGCGTATTGCGCGCCCAGCACCTTATCAATGCGGGTCGGGTCCAGGCCTTCGAAGTAGATCTTCGAGCCGTTGTGAAATTCGACCACGTTGTCATTCTTAGCAACGCGGACGTCCGAGCGTTCCAGATAACCCGGATAGAGCATCCCCATGATTTCAGGGAATGTGCCGTGGAGAAGGTGACTGTGGCAGCTACGTAGGGTGAGACGGAAGATCGCGTGTTTTGTGCCAGGAAAAGCAAAGGCACGAGCCACCGTGAGGGCAGTCAAGATAGCAGACTTGCCGGAACGAGATGGACCAAACGCAAGTAGATTATCAACTAGCGGGTCTTGCCAAGCGATGTTCGTTAGCTTCAGCTGCTTGGGGTTCGGGATGAATGTCTTGCTCATCCCATACTTACCGAAGGTGTCTTAGCCTGCGACACTCATTAGTCTTCGGATGACGCGACCCCCGCGAGGACATAGCTTAGCATGGAAGGAGACAAGCTATGTATGCGAACATGCCCCGGATGAGGATGATTGAGGTGGTTGTCGTGGTGGCTCTGGCGGTGGGCGTGACGCTGCTCTAAGGAGTAAGACTGCCGACAAGCAAAAGAGCCGGGAGTGATCCCGGCTCTTTGTGTCTTTCATGTGCTTAACCGGATCTTCCCCCATGCGGCGTGCCGCCCGGCGTTAACTCCGTCCAGTCCTATGATTTCGCTTCGGGGAAGAACTGTGTGGAGCAGCACAAGCCTGAACGATCCCGCGACAAACGGACCTGAAAGGAGATGCGACAGCCTTTTGCGTATCTACTTAGCTGGCTAGGCGCTGGATATCCAATTAGTCGCCCGTTAACGCGTTCGTGCTACATTGTCGGTGGCGAAAGGGAGAATATGCTTTGAGGTTTGTCCGAAAGCTCGTCAGCCTGTTCAGGGGTGATAGCAGCGAGATCGACGCAGAAACTAAACAACGTGTCGATTACGCGAGCAAGATAGTTGGGGACGTGCTCAATCCACAACTTGAAATGCTCAAGCTGGAATATGGCGTGGTTCCAAATACAGGCAGCATAGTCTCGGCACGATCACGGGGCTATCTACTAGGGTTAGTAGCGCGCGTGATGGGTGAGCTACCGGAGGACTTTGCGATCAGCCACGCCCAGCATCTTGGGGCTGCCGCATTCAGCCTGGTTTATGGCCAGGAGCGTGGAATTCCGCTGTTTGTGCAGAGTGTGAACGAGCACAAGGCGGGCGATCCAGAGATAGCAGCCGGGTCGAACCGGGGTGTGGTGGATGCCTCGTATCTCGTCGAGGGTGCTTCGATGTCCCCGATGAACTTCTACCTGCTTAATAGCTCGGTCTAACTAGGCTGGCATTTTGAAACCCTCGAGTAGAAATCCTGAGAACCACCCGCCCGCACAGGAAAGGGGGTATACCCTACCTTCCGCCTGGTGAAAGGTGGTTATCCCTCATTGTCACTGTAGCACCTGTTATCGCCTAATCTACCAAAGAAAGGAGAAAAGATATTTCTTTTAGGTTGACGGGTCTTTCTGTGGTGGATGGGTTGCCAATCTGGCTGTTGTCTTCTGGATGCTCTCCCACAATCACACGTTACAATCTGTCTGTCAAAGAGCGACCTTTCTTTGGCTCTTGACACCTTTTTTCTTGTGGTCAACCGCGTGGTCTTAGGACTGGTTTTCCTACATTAACCAGACCAAGCCTTTCTGGTTGATTAGGCAGTTAGTGATGCTACCGTCTATGCGTGGGAGGATGAGTAGAAGTCAGCGAGCTGAATGGCTAGAGAAAGCGACGAGCCGTTGCCTCTTTGCTCGCTCTGTTGTCTCATGATGCTATCACTATAATGGGGAAGTGCGAACGCCAACGAAGGTGCTGAATGGAAGTCAGAAAGATGGCTTTTCTTTACCTTTCTGGTTGCTCTGTTGTCTAGCGGTGTTATCAGTAAAGTGCGGGATAGCGGCGCCTAACGAGGTGCTGAATGCCGGATCGAACCGCCGCCCGTTTTCCTCGGCGCAGCCGCCATTCACTCAACACCTCCTGGGGAGAAGCGAAGCGTTGGCTGCCCGCAGGACGATTGTTCTGGCGGAGGCCAGGACAACGGCCTTGTCAAAACTCACTCTGGCGTGGTGAACGAACGAGAGTGAGTGAACTCGCCAAAGAGTTTTGTCTTCTCTAGGTTCTTTATTGACGTGTCATCTATCTCTCTAGTAAAATCTGTGAAGCAGCAAAGCGAAACTGATTTTACTGGTGAGTTAGAGGCCATGCCGATAACGAACCTAGCGAAGCAAATGGACATACTGAGTTGCACGGTCGGGAATAGAATACCCTGGCAACCTAGAGCTACCTGCTAACCAGTCGCATCTAGCGGAACGAGCTGATGTCTAAGCCAGAACATAGATAGGGTCACAGATGCCCTGTAAGGGTCTTACAGGGCCTACAGGGAAGAATATAGCTCAGGGTAGCAGAAACACGATCTTGACTTTAGATCGTGCTCTATGAGCGAGAAGATCAACGACAAAGCCTGGCAGATGGCGCAGAAGGCCGCCAACGAACGATGGCCCATGCCGGAGGATGCCTCGGGTGTGGTGGGCACGAAGGCTGCGCTCGGCGTGCTATTGGCGCTGATAGCGAACGATTGGCTGCAAACGCTGGTGCCTTGGTGGGCGGCTGCTGCAATTGTCGTCGTCCTTAGCGGAGCAATGGTGTTTTCGGATCATCGGGCTAGGTGCCGGAAGCACGCAGAGTTCAGGTCAGAAACCTACCAGCTATACAAGGATCACCCGGATTATAGGCCGTAGGTCACTCGGCCTTATCGGGATCATCCTCGCCCGGCGTCACGTCGATCACCTGACCGAATGACCAATCCGGCATCGCGACCGGTTGCACGGTGACGTTCTGGTCGACCTTTAGGTGTTCGGTATAGGTGTCGCGGCTGCGGCGGCTCACGAGGAACTTAATGCCCTCGAAAAGCAGTTTCTTGCTGGCATCGCTCATGTCCGTCCTGAACGGAATATCGAGCAAGCTATCTGCCTGGGTATGAGCCCCGTGCTCACGCGCTAGGGCGAGTTCTTTTCCGAAGCCCTCGGGATCGCGATAAGCGGCCATGTTGATGAGGCCAGGGCTGATGCCGAGTTCGTTGCAGACCTGCTTAACGCTATCGCCACCGTAGCATCGGAACAGAACCGTCTCCTTGTGCTCCTCCGTCAATGTGCGCCACGTCTCAGTAGGCTTGAGTTGCAGGTTCCTGTCCGCTTCCTCGGCAATTGCGGCGATCTGCTCGCGATGTTTCGCCTTCATGGTCAGGCTGATCTTCTCACTGGCGGAGAGTGGTTTTTGCTTTTTCTGTGCCATAGGTAACTGTATTTACATCGAGTTCGCGCATCGGGTGTCCTTCATTTAGTCTGTTGACCGCATCGTTGTAGGCTGGCTACCTGCCAGTTTGTCGAACGCGAGAACTTCCCTAATGATCGCTGCACCACTGGCCTTTGGCTCTGGACACCTCTTCCAAGTCTTCCCTGACGTTAGCGACTACAACGCGGAGACCGGACAAACCTGGACCGATGCTGGCGCCATGGCGTTTGAAGCATCGCCAGAACATGAGTGGCTAATCGAGAACGGTATCGAGTTTCGCTTACTCACGCAAACGGCTGAAATGGTGTTAGGGGATTTCTTCGTCTTCATTGAGGATGACGAAGCAGCCACAGCCTTTGCAGGTAAGTTCATAGATATCTGAGTTACTGACCGACCGGTATATTCCCGTGGGGGCACGAGTGGCGTTAGACGAGAATACTAAGAAGCTGTTGCGCCTGATGTTCAGCTATGATGCGAAGCGCACAGACGCTATCCTAGATAGCGGTAGGCTCCTTGCTCATTACACTACTGCCGACACTGCCATGAAGATATTGACCAACAGGTGCCTCTGGCTTCGCAATGCAGCTGTCATGAACGACTACTCGGAAGTTGCATACGGCCGTGATGTCATCGCACCAGTCATGTCAGAGGAAATTGGCGACCGGCTCTTTGCCATTCTCGATAGCTTAAAGGCAGGCCTCTCGCGTGAGTTCTTCCAGCGTCATACTAACCATGTCGCCCACGCTCGTGAAACTGTCTTCATGTCTTCTCTATGCGAGCATGACAAAGACGACACTCTCGGGCGGCTGTCTATGTGGAGGGCTTATGGTGGCCCCGTCGCTGGCGTCGCGCTTATCTTTAAGAACAGCGTCATCACCACTGAGCTTGAGATAGACCTGAACGTCAACGCAAGTCCGGTGCTCTATGGTCACACACCTGATTTCCGTGCCGAGTTCACAGAGATGGTTGAGAAGCTGGAGGCGGAGAAGGAATTCCTCGGCTCCCTCGATCCTGACCTAGTCCTTAATTGCTGTTCGACTGCAATGCAGATGGCTACCTTGTCGATCAAGCATCCTGGCTTTGCAGAGGAGCAGGAATGGCGGCTCATTCATCGCCCCTATGAATATGCCTCTGCTCACGTGGTTCAGCAGACCATCACCCTGGGCGGCATTCCGCAGTTCATCTACGAGGTGCCATTCCACAACCCCGACAAGGGTCCGCTATTCGATCTTCCTCAGCTGGACTTGAAGGACATACTGGCTGGGATCATCATTGGGCCTTGCCTTTATCCCGAGACTGTCTTCCGTGCTTTCAGGGATCAGCTGGTCAGCATGGGCTTTGAAACGCCTATCATCCACGTTTCCAACATACCACTACGTCAGCAATGGTGATCTGATGCTCAAAGAGACTGTTGACGTGTTGACGCCACTTGCCAACTCCAAGGTCGCTCAACTGATTTTCCCATCGGTGATCGCCTCCGTGATTGCTTTGGTGACTTATCATTTTAAGTCCAAGGAACCCCTACATGGGTCGGTCACGTGGCAATGGGTGCACGATTATTATGGACAACTAAATGAGGAGCCACACCTAACCGTCCATAACCGGTCTGATATGCCCGCATATATTAAAAGAGCTCGAATACTCACGGGTAATTTCTTGAAGACTGAGGCCTCTCGCTATGCGTTCTCATACGTTGAGCCCACGGACGGCAACTTCCCACTCAAAATAGAGGCAAAGGAAGCAACATCGTTTCCTTTATCAACGTCTCTGATGGAGAAGTGCTTGAAGAAGGCTTGGTGGTTTAACAAGGTCATTGGCTACGTCTTTAAGCGGAATTACCTCTGGCTGGAAGTCTCAACAATTGGCGGGGCTCGTCTCGTCATCCCCGCCAATGACGCTGCCGAGTTTAGGAACCGCCCGCTGTGGATTGAGAGGCGGTGGCTTCCCGTCAAGGCCGCGTGGGAGCAGTGAACGCAAACAGCGGCGCAGTTTACGTCCCATAGTAGAACGGTTCTGCTCTGATAGAGCGTCTTAGCAGCACACCGCCGGGGATTAATTGAAACAACCGCTATGGCGGGCTTGCTCTAGTCCTAGAGCTTCGAGAAAGTCACAGTCTGTGAAATACATTTGGTGAGTTTGCATGTCGCTTCCTGATATTTGGTCACGCCGCAAACGATTGGCATCAGGCGTCCAGGACGTTTTTCAGTATGAATCTATCCCGCCGAAGCTGCGCCACCAGACCTTGTTTATCTTCGCAGACCTTCAGAAGGCGATTGGCTCAAATAGCGATATTGCTTCTGGCGTGTGCGAGATCATGCGTGAGGAACTTGGCGTTCTGACCCTCGGTCGCGGCTATCCGCAAAACACACTTGAAGAGCTCTACAACTGGTTTTCAGATCCCGCGCAATCAAGCACTGATGAGGCTCTCGACGCCATCGAGTTGTATCTGCGGATGACTTACTACTCTGCTCATAGAATGTATGATGCTATCGTTATAAATTGTGACAGTATCGTCAGTCGTCTCAATGCTCGCTTTAAAGAAGCTGGCGTGGGATATCAGTTTATTGATCAATGGGTTGTCAAAACAGCTAACGAGTTCATTCATGAAGGGGCGGTAGTTCCAGCACTGAACCTCTTGTCAAAATCTCGTTTCGCCACTGCCAACGATGAGTTCCGCAAAGCATTCGATGAGTTCCGGGCTGGGTCTTATGCTGACTGCCTAGTTGATTGCTGCAAAGCCCTTGAGAGTGTGTTGAAGGTAATAGGCGGCGAGCGCGGTTGGGAAATCAAGGAGACTGATCCAGCTAGCAAACTGATAGCTGCGGCGTTCACGCACAAATTCATCCCCGACTACATGCAGACCCAGTTTGGGGCCTTAAGAACGATGCTGGAAAGCAGTGTTCCTACTACCCGGAACAAGCAGGGCGGGCATGGAGCCGGCAACCAGGCGAATGATATTCCTGAACACCTTGCGGCCTTCCAGCTTCACCAGACGGCCAGCATTCTCGTTTTCCTTGGCGCTTGCGATCGGTAGGATTGAGGACAATTCGCATGGCAAACGATGGTTTGGCTCCGCTTTCTGACGCACCTTCGCTGGAAGGCATGGATTACGACGAGCGCGTCGAAACTATGGTCACATGGTTCCTCGAGAACTTCGAAGACCCTGTGAATGAGACGCCTTACAACAGCCGGGAAGGTGGCTATCTTTATATCCATGGCGGCCCCTTCGAGGCTCAGGATTTTATTCCATATGCTTTCCCCGACGCATCTGAGGATGAGCACCAGGCAGCCATCGATCAATTAGACGCCGACGGCCCGGACTATGCTCCGAATGGAAGCCGAGTTCTTTATCCTGATGACGATTACGACGAAGAGGAATACCTTAATCTGCGGCGCCCTCTCGGCATCCGATTGGATCAACTTGCAGGTCAGCTAGACACTGTCCGTAGTCATGTCGAAGCGATCTTGGCCTTGCAGGCGGAGGACGAGAAAAAACCGGCTGGGATTGGGCATAATGGTCCACCGCCTGACGAAGACGTCTTGTCTTTGGCAGATGTCCTCGCGAGTATCGAAGAGGTTAAGGCCGAACTTGCCAAGCCTGATCGCGAGGTAACTGCCAACGTCGAAGTGGTGCAGCGCGCAGAAGGACGGTTCAGGCAACTGTTTAGCTGGGTCGGCGGGGTTCTTGCAGCGGGGGTCGGCTTCGCTGTAACCGCCACAGCAGAAGGCTTTTTCAGTAAAGTGGGTGAGAAAGCATTTGAGTATGTTGAAAGGCATCAGGCGGAAATCATAGCCACCACTCAAAGCGCCGCCGAAACCCTAGCTTCGTGGGCAGATGCAGTTATGAGCATCATCTAGTGGATGTTCGCCAGTGTTCCAACGAGCTGCCAGGTTTGAGCGAAGGACGGTGCTCATGCGCCACCCCATGCTAACTTGAACCACATCGCGTCGGCGTTGCTGGCGAAATAGACGACGACGCAGTTGGGAGTGTGTCTCCCACCCGTGATGTCATATTCCTCCTTGGTCATGCCACGAAGCCAATCGTTCAACGTGAAAATATCCCCGTCGCAAAGCCATCGGCTTTCGACGGCCATCCAAGCATGAGGGTGTTGAGCCACAACTGATGGGCTTTTCAAGCTACTTCTCCCTTCAAAACCCTTATCGATCTACTTATCCTTTCGGACGACCGTTTCGTCAGTCGAGGAGAGCGACCAAGCGTTCTCACTCTGGATAGTCTTTGGTTGCTCTGGTCTGGTTCTGGCTGTTGAATGGAAGAGTAAAGAGACAAGGACAGCCCACATGAAAGCCCCCATCCTCGCAGACGAACAATTCGATAAGCTCTACGCATTCGTCGCGCAGCGGGAGCGCCCCGCTATGTATCGGCTTATGCTGCTTCTCACTCAGCGTCTCGGCTTGCGCCCTGTCGAACTAGCAAACATGGAAAGCAGCTGGGTCCGGCATTCCGAACTCCGCATTCCTCAGGGCTCTTCCAAGGGCAATGCCTCACGCACCCTTCCGCTTAGCGCGGAACTGCTTGAAGCGTTCGAGGCGCATATGCAGGGCGCGACCGGGCGAGTGTTCACGACAGCGCGAAGGGCAGATTTCACACGGGACGGCATCAGTGAGGCTATTAGGCGCATCTACCGCCTCGCTGGCGTAACGGGCTCCGCTTATTGCGGACGCAGAACGGCGGCTACCAAGATGGTTGACCGGGGGATCAGCATGAAGGTGATCCAGGATTTTCTCGGCCACAGCAATCTCGCCACCACGGCGCACTACCTGTCCTCTACCCCGGCGATGCTCGCGACCGCGATCTACGGATAGGACCTCAACCTGATGGCGCGGTTCCCTGGGGATTTCGCAGGGATCTAAGCTGGCTGACCTTTGCGGCACAAAGGCTGTTTGATATTCCTCCCGAATGATCGGGGCACAAATCAAAGAATTCTTCCGGCCGGTTTGGGTGCGAATTGTCACGCCCATCTTCGCATTCGTTCCGCTTTACGATGCGTTCGACAGCCAGTTTGGATTTCCCAAGCTGGGGAAGCTGTTCGGCGCGAGCGGCAACCTCTTGCCTTGGTGGGGTTGGCTACTGGTTCTACAGGCGGTGTTGGTCGCCGGGCTGTTCGATTACGTTCGCCGCAACGTCCCAGTTCAAGCGCCGCTGACGCCTGCTTTGCCGTCCGCGGAGACCGACCAGTTCGCCCAAAAGCTCGAACTTGTGCGCGTCGATGGCGAGATCAACAAGGCCGATCTGGCGAAGCTGAAGGCACAGGTCGAGAAGCAGCATGGCCGTGTTCTACATTCTCTTCACGCCATTGGGGCTCGCGAGGACATGTTCGAACTTGAGGCGAAGTTGGAAGCAGATGCCGAAACGCTTTACGCCAAGCTCAACTTGGGCGGTTCCTACGATCAGGCAGGTTGGTTCAGCTGGGAGAACGTCAACGCAAACTGGGAAGCGAACTTAAAGCACTGGTTGACGCTTGCGAGGTTCTACGTGAACGGCATCGAAAGCAAGGTGCTGGACGTTTCCGAGCAAGAGTTCTCAAACAGCATCTGGACGATTAACGATAGCCAGTTCCCGAACGCTGATGCGAACCGGCGCTTCAAGCGGCATCGCCTTATATATGGGCATTGGGACGCGATGCGCGGCATGGCCAATAACAACGTCACTCGCGTTGCATTCACGGCAGCGGACGAGGCCGAAGTGAGAATGTCAAATAGCCCTGAGCCAAGCTGGCGGCCTTGATCAAATCAACTCTTGTCCTTTGAATAGTCTGGAAACAGACGATTGAAGTCGGAGGTAATTTGCCCCGACAAAGATCGGAGCAGACTATGACCAAGCCCTTCAACCCGTCGATGATTGTTCCCGCCAGCAAGTCGAAGGAGTTCAACGCGACCCCTGATGAAAAGCGGACTGCAAAGACCATCCTCATCGACGGCATCAAACGCCAGATTGAGCTAAGCAAGGACGTGAAGGCAGAGGGCAAGCGGTGGTTTGTCGTCGGTAAGGAGGAGACGGCTATTTCGCTCCGCGTCAACAACAAGCCCATTAAGATCGTCGGTGAAGAAACGAAGGTCACTGTCCCGAATGAGCATTTCGAGGCGGCGATGACCCACTACAAGGCCGAGATCGAAAAGGGAGCGTTCGACGCGCAGCTTGCGGATGCCGACAAGGCGATTACCGCTCGACGGACCAAATTGAAGGCTACTCGGGCAGCGAACAAGGCTGCAAAGGAAAAGCCCTCCGCTTAAAGCGGGACACCTCAAACACCCTCAGGAGCCCTTCGGGGCTCCTTTTCTTTGTCTGTGCTATCTGTGTAGCTTTGTTAACGGAAGCACGGTAAACAAGCGCCAAATTCCCAAGGAGACAATCAATGGCTGAACAGCAGGCAAATCCCCTAGACGCATTGATGCTGGACGAGAGCGAAGACGCATTGTTTGACTTCAAGCCTTTTGATCCCAGCGAGGGGCGCGCAACCCTCGTAAAGAATGCCGCTCGTTCGCTTAGACAGGTGAACAAAGAAGTAGGCGTTCGTGGTGAGCCAGATTGGGTGATCGGTCACGAGGGGCGCATCCGCTACAAGCCAGTTCTGAATGGCAAGCCCATCCGTGTTTCCCCGGCTCAGAAGACGGACTATTTCCCGACGACCACCCAGCAGTTTGGTGCTCTGGTCGAGCAGTTCACCGCCGCCGTGGAAGCTGGTGCTTATGACGACCAGATCGAAGCAGCATACGAGGGCACGAGGCCTGTAGCCGCTACTCCTGCTAGGTCGGCTACCAAGTCGGGCACTGCGCGGGTCTACGACAATGTGACGAAGGCCAGCTTCAAGATCAACGGCCTGAGCCGTGGCGCAAATCCCAAGTCGGAAAAGGAAATCCGTGAAGCATTGCTCAAGGAAGGCTTCACCAAGGAAGACATCGACGCCGCATACAAGCGCCGTGCTGACAAGAAAAAGGCCTGACATGACAAAGCCCCGGTAGGAGGGAGAAACCTACCGGGGCATCTGCCTATTTAGCTTATGCCCTTATGCGGCCATGAGCCCTCGCATCCTCTGCATACTTGCTCAGCGGCTTATCGGCGCGGAAGTGAATGTCCTCTTCGACCCTCAAGCCTCCTGGCCCAGTGATTTCGGCCAGCTCATCGAGCGAGATGTATCCGAGTTCTGGACTTCCGAACCCTAGGTCCGACAACCCGAACGCAAGGCCATCACCATCACACTCGCTGATGAGGAAGGTAGCCGCTCCCCAAGGCACAAACAGCTTCGCAACAGGATTGAAGTCGATCTCATCGCGGCCTTTGCGCGGCTCCTGTTCCTTATGGTTCTTGAGCAGCTGGATACGCGTCTCGGGTCGGAGCAGTTCCGTCCAATCGGTCATACGTCCCTCCCTGGAATGAGGCGAGTGGAACGCACTTCGGGCGTGCAACCTGACCAATCCACGTTGGCGCGCACCCAAGCGGGAATGAACGCCCAATCAAACGGCTGGTCGTAGTCGTCCTTCACCAATCCCCAATCTGCGTCTGCAAGGGCCGTCCAGCCGATTGCAGTGATGCGGAGGGCGCTGGTGCCCATTTCCTCGCGGATGCGTTCTGCTTGCCCTCGTAGGCCCTTAGAGCCAGCACCGTTGTGAAGCACGTCGAGCACATGCTCCCAAATACACGCTGCTGTCTCAAGACTAGCAGCTTGGTAACTCTCTATCAT